CGCAGCCTTGGTGAAGTTTTTCACCTTTGTCAAAAACGACGGGGCGTCGGTTCGCGCTAGATCGGGCTGTGACGGCATTGTCCGCTGGGGCGGCGTAAACCCAGGCTTCGGCTGATGCGGGTAACTGCCGTGCGCCTCGTCCACCGTAATCGTGTCGCCGTCTTGGCTGACAATGCAGGCGCGTACCTCGTCAATCGTGTAGCCACGCTGGCGGCAACGGGCCTCAAACGCAGAAATGCGGCCGGTAATCACGGAAACTCGTTTTCCGAAAACGGATAATATGGGCCTTCAAGGCCGCACCCGGGAGATCCATTTACGAACTCTTTGTCTTCGCATGTTTCGCCAGCAAAGAAGAAGCCATCATTCGATTCGCAAAACGACGCGGTCACGCCGTCTGCGCATCTTGTTATCAAGCCGCCGCCATTAGTTTCACACGCCCAAACTGTCGAAAATCCCCACGGTTGGCCAAAACACAAGCCGTTCGGCCCTGCCTGTAGGTCTTGTTGGCGGTACGCATAACAGCCATCAGAAAACAACTCCGTAGAATCATCTTCAGGCCCAATGAACTCACACTGCCACAATGGAGAAGGGCGTGTGTTGTTCGGTGACCCAGGCGGAAATAGTTGAATCCAGTATCCAGTCTGCGGTCCCACCACGTCTTCGCACAACGAGCGCGGGCACGCTGCTTCCGAATAGCAACACGCTCCAGTGCCGCCGCCGCAGCAGCACGCCTGCTCCGTGCCGACCTTGCCGTCACGCAGCACGAGCTTGCCGTCTTGGAGCGTGATGAGCGTCATGTGGTCGCCGTGGCGCAGGTCGTGATGCTGTACCACTGAGCCACGGCGCTGCTTGTGCTGTGGCCGAAAAGCTGAATCTCGCCAGCGGCGTAGCCAGCCTGTTTGGTCATGTCGAACGCCACGAGCGACCAGCCGGCCGAGCCACGCCGGGCGACCCACCCGTCACCAGCACCGACACCCAGGATGACGTTAGTGGCCGTGGCCGTTGCCGCCGTGCCAGACGCAAACGTGATGGCCTTGGTGCTGTTGTAGCCCCAGGTGCCTGTCCACGAGCAGAACTTGACGGCCCCGACGCTTGCGGCGTTTTGCAGTCTGGGCCAAAACTCAATGCCTTTGCCGTCGCGGTCGCCCGCCTCTACCTGCCGCACAACCTTGGCGATTCTTGCGGCAGCGCCTGAAGTAAACGCGACCTTGTCTGCCACGCTTTACTCCTCGATCACGGCAAACAAAAACCGATAACCGCTGTCGGCCGCCTTGGCGGCGTAACTGCCAGAGGCTAATCGCATGGTGGCGATCTCTCCAGGCCGCAGCTTGACCATGTCGTGCATCGTGGTCCCGTCGAGCCGGCCGAAGGTAATAGTGCAAGTGCTTTGAGTGGTCGTCACTAGAGACCGCATGAACGAATAGCCCAACGCGGAAAGAGTCGCCGTAGACAAAAGCGTGCTGGCAGTGCCCAGCGACGGCACTTGCACGTCGTAGCCAGTAGCGGAAACGGAAGCCGTCTGCGTGGCTGCAAACGTCTCTGAAAGGTTGCCCTTGGAAAGAGCCAGGTTGACATTGACAGAGAGGGACATGGGGACTGCTCCTATGGTGTTGGGTTTGCAAAGCCGCCAGCGCCACTGCCACCAGAACCGCCGCCACCGCACGGGCTGGGGACAGGAGCAGAAGGCTGGGTAAACGCTGGTGGAAGGCATGTAGCCGGCGGATTTGGCGGAGGGCCTACTCCTGGCTCCCAGTCGGTCGGCGTGCCATACGGGCTGTCGCCGCCACTGCCACCGCCTGGAGGAGTAGCAGGGGGCGGCGGCGCGGTGCCGCCGCAGTCCACGCATGGCAGGATGCCGGAAAACGAAACGGAGCCAAAGTCGAGTACCGGGGAGCCCAGCAGCTGGCCGTCATCCACAACGACCTGATATTTTCCGGCAAACCACAAGCAGCTTAAGCAGTCAGCAACCTTATTAAGATTTGATTGAAAAATAGTTTCAGCAAAACTAGCGGTGCCCGCAGAGTAACTAACCGGAGCAAAACTTTGAATGAGCCGCAGCCGTTCCGTTAAGAACTGCAGCCTTGCGTTAGCCATGGTGTTGGCGGGCCGCCCCGGTGCAGACACCGTGTGCGTAAACACGCCATTGTTAACGCTGATGCTGCCCATCAGAATTGCGGCTCACCAAAGTAGTTGCTAAACGGCACTGCCCGATGAACACGCCTCCACAGCAGCCGAGGCGGTTGCCCCGGCGGCAGCATGGCTCCGTTTTCGGCTAGAGCGACAGGATTTGCCGCAGGCACTCGCTGATCGTTTCCGTCTTCATCGCGAAACAACACCCACGCCCGCTGTTTCTGTCCGTTCTCTAGATAGTTCCAGCCAACGTCTGGCAGAATCAGCGGCCACCCTGACGCTCGGTACACCAGTTCTGATGTGATTTGATAATACCGCAGCTCGGTGCCGTTAACGACTTCTGTGGCCTGCTGCCCTCCGATGCCTGCGCACTTCCACGTAAACGCTTGGCCGCCTAAGTAGGCGGCGCTGTTGACGCTGTTCGTTACATAAGCGGCCAACGCCAGCGGAAACGTCGGGCGGTTTCCCGTGATTGTAGCACGAATTTCAGCTTCTTCCGTGGTCAGGTTCTCAAAGAACTCGCCAGCTGCATTCGTGAGCGGCTCTAGAGCATCGCCGTTGCTGTAGTACGCCACTGCCGGAATGGAAGCGCCGCCAACCGAAAACGACCAAGCGTCAGGACGCAATAATGGATTAGGCTCGTAATCCTTCTGCAGAAGTTCGTACCTGTAGGTGACCTCTACGTGATACGGACTTCCTGCATTTTCGGACAACGAACCTTCAGCCATCGACAAAAACGCATACTCTGGGTGGGACGCTCCGTGCCCAATCCCGATGGCATTTATGACAGCCGCATGAGACGTATTTGCATCGTTTAGCGTGGCGACAAACTTGCGCTCTGCGCTAGGGCTCTCTCCTATCCTGTGCTGATAGGACCGCGCTGCGATTTCACGAAAGCTGACGACGGCCACGGCTATGTCCCCAAAATATCTACAGGGCGAATGCCAATGCGAACCAACTCTTGGCGAATCCGCGTCAGCTCTTCCAGCTGCTGGCGGCTTTGCTCAATGGCTGGATCTTGTCGCCCCGTGGCTAACCGCAGAAACTCGGAGAACCCGCCGCTGGTGCGAATGTCCTGCACCTCAAGGGCCCGCTGCGATGGCCGCGAAAGCTCAGCGTTTAGCTCGTTGCGAATCTTGATGCCTTCGGCGGCTAGGTTCCGCAATGCGTTCTTGGCTTCGTCCGGGTCAATCAGCCTTCGCTTGAACGCATCCCTGACCTTGTTGAACTCATCACTGATTGTCGCGGCCGGCTTGAGCAGGTTGTTGTCGATGCCGAGGGCCTGGAGCTGCCGCTGGCGGTCCTGCTCGCGGGCCGTCTCAGCAGCTTGGCCAACTAGTCGCAGCCGGTCCCTGGCCGCAGCAAGTGCATCAGCGTCGCCCGCCTTGCGGGCGGCCTGCAACGCTTGCTCAGCAGCGGATCGCTCGCGGTCAATCGCCACCAAGTCCTGGGCCAGCTTGATGCGGGACTGCTCGCCGCCACCAATGCCCTCGAAGGCCAGGTCCTGCGTTCGCTTGCGGGCGTCCTCAGCCGCCTTCCGAGTGGCCTCTGCAGCCTCTTGTGCCGCCCGAGTGTCGGCTTGCCGCCGCTCGGTGACTTGCCGCACAGCGTCGGCAAAGCGGCTGTTTTCTTGCACAAGCTGGGTGAGTAGCACGCGCTGGTTGACCAGATCGCCATTGGCTCGCTGGGCGAGGTTCTGGATTTCCGCAAACTGGGACACCAACTCTTGCGGCAGGTTGACCGTGCCGCCCAACTCTTTGGCCAGCCCGGCAATAGCCGACTGAGCGGAGTTGATGGAGTCCTGTGCGATGTCGCCGATGGACAGGTCAGGGATTTTGACCGCGGCCTGAACCTTGGCACCGAAGTTCTGGGCGGCTGTGCCGGCACGCTCAAAGGCTTTCTTGTTTTCCTCGACAACTGCCGTGGACTTGGCAACTGCTTCTGCAACTTGCTTGCTGGCGTCTGTCCCGGAAAAGGCATAGCTTGCCGCAGCGCCAGCCAGGGAGCCAAACACGACAAGCAACAGGCCCACGCCAGTGCGAGACAGAAGCGCCGTGATCGCGCCCGACAGCGCGGCCGTGGCGGCTGCCGCGCCGGTCGTGGCAATCGTGTAAGCCCCCAACGCCAACGCGGCAGCACCGGCACCTATTGCCGCACCCTGAAGGTTTCCGGAGATGAACCCCAGCGTAGATGCGACAACTGGCAGCACTGCTGTTGCCAGAGGAGCAAGCACGTTGTAGGCAATCGAAAACGCACTGCCGACCGCTTCCGCGGCGCGGGCTAGTCCGCCGATTGCACTTTCGGCCGACGCAGCAACTGCCGATATGTCCAGCCCCTGCAAAAATCCTTGCACGGCACGAGCGCCAGCTGTCAGGGCAGGCTCTAGCTTTGACAACACCAGGGCTGCTGTTTGTGTCACGGCGGCCTGAGTGCGAGTAAAGGCATCATTGATGCTTTCAACACGCTTTGCATCGTCGCCCGTGAGCTGACTGCGAAACGCAGAAAAAAAGTTGTCGGCGTCTTGAAGGTTGCCGGCCAACTCTTGAAACGTCGGCAGCAGCTGTGCGCCAGACCTGCCAAAAATAGAGACCGCAGCAGCTGCCCGCTCAGCTGGGTTTTCAATGTTGGTAATAGCAGTGGCAATCGCCTCAAACTGCTGCGACGCACTCAGGCTGGACAACTCGCCAACAGACAACCCGAGCGCCCGCAGCGACGCCGTCGCCTCCCGGCCGCCCTTGCTGGCCTTGGTGATCGTTACCTGCGCCCTGGTGAACGCATTGGCCAGCGTCTCGCTCGAGGCACCGGACAAATCCGCCGCCAGCTGCAGCCGCTGCAACTCGCCAAACGAGATGCCTAGCGAGCGGCTCAGCTTGTTGGTGGCGTCAATGCTGGCCGAGGCCCCGGCCGTGAACGACGTGAACGACGACGCCACGGCCCGCACCGCCGAGACAAACGCTGTGCCCAACTGCAAGCCCGTCAGGATTCGCACGTCGCCAGCAGTCTGCTTGGCCGCCAGGCCGAGCTTCTGCAGCTCAACCACGCCAGCGTTGATGCCTTGGGCCATGCCCGCAGCATTCGCCGTCAGTTGAAAGCCTACAGCTACGTTAGCCATCTTGGTTCTGCTTGAGTGCTGCGGCCAGGGCCTTGAGGTTGTCCACTACTTGCGTCGGGTGCTGCGGTGTCAGCGAGTCCACCGGAATAAAGTCTTCGGGGCTGGGCGGCTTGTGTTTGCTATACGGGGCCAAGGTGGCGGAGATCTGCATGCCAGACTGCAGCCACGGATCGTCGAGCGGGCGGAACCACCGGCTGTAGGCAATCCACATCGAGAACTCGCGTGAGTCCATGTGGTCGATTTCAGCAAGTGTTTTGTGGAGGTGCCCGGCCAGACGCATCTTGAACTGCAGCGTCGGACGGGCGTTCATTCCCCCGCTAGCTTTTTGATTTCCTCCTCAGTGAGTGCGTTGTGCTTTAGGGCCGCATGCCACAGCTTGTGCATCACGTCGCTGCTGCGACGCTTGAGGGCAGCCACGCCTTCCGGCCCCGGATACAGCAGCTCCCCCTTGTCGTCGCACAGCGTGCGTGCCAGCAACTCTGAGCGAAAGTCGGGAATGGCCTTGCCTTCGGCCTCGAGCAGCTTCAGCTCGTACGAATCGCGGTCGCCCACGCTCATGAGCCGGATGCACACCTCGCCGCCCAACTCGGGGCATGGCACGGTGATGATCTTGGCGTCGGTGGCCTTGTCGATTTGGTCTCTTGTCAGCGGCATGTCTTACCCCAGGATGTCGAAGCTGTAGCTGTACCGTGTGACGCCGTTGACTTCCGCAACAGCCGCCACGTCCGTACATACTGCCGTGACTGTCAACGAAATGCCGCCGCCGGAAAGGGCAAGCGACCCGCGGGTGCCATAAATAGCGTTAGTGGCACCACCGAGAAGCTCAATCTGGACTTGACCAAGCGTTGCTTTAAAAGCAACGCCCCGCCCCTCAGGCATGCCGCCGCCGTAGTTAAACGACAGGCCAACAATCTCTGAGAGCGTGGCCCCCGGAAAGGTGGCTGTGACACCGGTTGAGTAAGTCGCCACGGTGGCCTCCCGTGGGTGTGACTACGCCAGCTGGAACTCGGCCGAGCCACGCACGATGTCGTTGAGCGTGAGCGTGACGCTGGAGCTCTGGCACGTCGCAGTGGCCGAGACGCTGACAGGGCCGGTGATGGCAAGCGTGCCAGTGGCGTTCTGGGCAATCGGGGAAGCGCCGATGTATTCAATGGAAACCGTCTTGCCGGTGTCGCCGCCGGGCGTCCCGGTCAGGGGCCGAGACAGCGAGACCACGCTGGCCCCGGTCGTCAGGCCCAGATGGCTGGCGTCGATAAGATCCGCCCCACCGCCCGTGTTTCCCAGCGAGTAAGTGACGCTGGTGACGGTGTAGTTGGAGCCCGCAAACGAGAAGCCGACGCCGGTTGCGTAAGTGGCCATGTGCTCTTAAGTCTCCTGCCAGGCAACGTCAAAAGTTTGGGTGACTTGGTACACCGGTGGCAGCTCGCTGCCATCCAGTTGCACGAAGCCGTCGCGCTCGCTTTCCAGCGCCACATGCTTCACATCTACACCGTACGCAGAACCGCTCCACCCATCCAGATTCGCCCGCAAGGCGTCAGCAATCTGGCGGGCCTCTTCGTAGGTGGCGGCATACGTGTCGATCTGCACCGACACCCGTGGCACGCCAACCGGCACGGAGAGCGTTTGGTTCCGCTCGATGACCGACCGCTGGTACACGGCAAACGGCAGGGCCGCCGACACCGGGGCCACGATGGGGTAAACGCGGAAGCCCAGCAGTTGGGCCGTCACGGTGCTGGATTCGATGCGGTGCTTTAGTACCTGCTCGGGGCTTTTGAGCATCAGATTCCTCCTGTGCCGCCGGTCTGCCGTTGAAACTCACGCACGGCCTTCTGCAGGGCCTTCCGCATCTCAGCATCTAACGCAGATCGCATCTGCCCACGGGACGAATCAAGGGCCTTCTGGAGCGGCCTGCGTGCAGGCGACGGGCCCACGCTGCCTTGGGCAATGAAGTCGACCGGGTAACGCCTTTTCCCAGGCGTGAAGAACGGCCCCCTAGTCGTGAACGACGACAGGATGCCCCTGGCGTTGGCCGGTTGCTCTTTGACCGTTTGCGCCAGCGTGCGGATCCGGCCGCCCAAGATCACCCGGCGGCGCTTCGTGCGACGGGTGCGGCCTGGGGTTCGTCGCTGCGTGCCGTACTCGACCAAGTGCGAATGGTAGGCCCGATTCGGCCCCTTCATCACAGTTCCGCCCGCAAAGGCCGGTGTTGCCATCTTCTGACTCTTGGCGTTGGTCGGTCGGCGGAAGCCCACCACGATCACACCCACCGGCAGGCCGAGCTTGTTGTTGGTGTACTCCCGGCTAACGCTGGTCACGGCCGCCAGCAGGTTGCCCGTTACCTCGCCTAGAGAAGCCACGTTTCGACGCAGGGCCTGCAGGCCAGGCTCGGCCGCTTTCTTGAGCGCCCGGCGCTGGTACTTGTTCGAGATGTCGGCAGGCAAAGCCTGCAGAGCGTCGGTGATTTCCTTGAGCGGCTCAGCCGCAAAAAGCGACTTGGCCTTTTTGCCAGTGCCAAGGGCTAGCGTTATGGCCTGGCGGCCGGCGTAGGGATTGGCCACTAGAGCGTCTCCTGGCAGATGAGCTCGTGCTCGCTGCGGTTGTTGTGCTCCAGCAGGCTCACGATCTCCAGCGTGCGGCCACGCCACTGGAGCCGCATCTGCTGCGTCAGCCCGGTGACGTATCGCAGCCGCACCCGGTGCGTGATGCTCACCTCGAGCTGCCCGGCACCCAACGCCTCGCGGGCCGTCACGCCCTCCACGCTCGCCCACCGCTCGGCAAACGTCGCCCACGCCAGCGTGGTCTCGCCGAGGGCATTGCGGCTCTCAGTCGCCTGCTGGATCGTCACCCGCTCGCGAAGTTTGCCGGCGTCGATCATGTGCCGTACATCACCAGCGTGTAGGAGGCGGTGCCGGCGGTCGTGAAGACTGCGAAGCCATCGTCGAATCCATTCGCCAAAGACACGCACACCAATCCATCGGTCGATTCCACCGTCACATAATCATGTTGGCACCGGCACGGCGAGCCGGTCGCAGAAAACGCGAACCGCTTCGCCGAAGCAAAGTTCACCGCGTTGCCCGCCGAATCCTTGTATGCAGTAGGCGTGATGATTACATCCGAAGCCACTGTGCCAACCGTCCCCGTCACGACCGCCACCTTGCCGGTCGTGTACTCCTTGGAGTCATCCAGGCTGACCACCTTGAGCGACGTGGTGCCGGCCGTGTCGTGAAACAGCACGTCTACGTTGATGCGGCCGTTAATAGCCATTAGCGGTAGCTCCCCCAGCGGTGCGTGTCGAGCAGCGCCTTAACGCCAAGCGGCACCTCGGCCATCGACGGGGCCACGGCAGTGCGATGCTCGTACAAGTGCGAGACCATCATGAGAATGGCCGAGCGGATCGCGGCCGGTACGCTGGTGCCATCGGCCCCGTAGCCACCCCACCACGTCACGCTCACGGCGTTTTCGTCATAGAGGTGGCCCGGCCAGGTGCCGGCGTACGTGGTACGAATCACGCCAGGAGTGGCCGCCCGGTCAACCCGGTACTCGGCCGTGCTCAGCGTGGCCGTCTGCTGCGTCTCAAGCGTGTACGTCACCACGGTGGCGGTAGTGGTGCCAGCCTGGGCCATCGGCGGACGGGGCAGCTCAAACTCCCACGGGAACCTGTCGGCCCGCATGGTCCACTGGGTGTGAACCAGTGTCCGGTCGAGGTACTCCTCGCAGAACTCACGGGCCGCCTTGATGATGGCCGAGACCAGCGAGTCGTCGTCGGAGATGTCTACCCGAAGGTGAGCCTTGGCCTCGGCAAGCGTCACGGGCTCGACGGCCGGCTGCACCGAACGGACCAGGCTGCGGTACTTCACTGCTTGCGGCTCCGCTTCTTCGGCGTGGCGTCGGCGGTCCTGACTTCTGGCTCGACGGCCGCCGTGTCGAGCAGCTGCTGCTGCGTCTCCTCTACGGCGTAGCCGGCCAGAATCATCTCGTGGGCCTGGCCGCCAGGAACGTCCAGCACCGCGCCCTTGCTGTATGACCGGAACGGCCGCACCAGTCTTATCTTCTTCATTCGGGGGCCCTCCATGCAGACTCAGGGGCTTGCTGCGTCTTGGTGTATTCGCTGGTCCACTGGAACACGGGCTTTTGCAAATCCTTGCCCGGCCACGTCACCATGTACTCGCCGTGGCCAATCGTCACCCGTGGCGTCACGTAGACCTTGTTGCCGCTCTCGCGCCAGTTCGACCAGAACCAGATGTCAGGATCTCGCCGACCATCACCCCAGGTGCCATCAGGGGCCGGCTTGCTCCAGAACCACGGCTTAGTGCACCGCTTGAGCGCTGCCGTGCTTAGGATCGTGCAGCCGAAATGCGCGGTGTCTACCTCCTGAACCGGCGAGGCAAACCACTCGCGCGGCACGGACGTGCTGCCGCCCTCGGGCGGATTGTCGAGGTTGCCCTTGAGCGTGAGCATCGGGCGGCCGTCCTCACGCTTGGTCTGCAGCGGGGCCAAGGCGTCACACTGGAACGTCAGGGCCAAGGCAAAGAGGTGCTCGATGTCGGCCTGGGAGAAAAAGGAGTCGTAGTCGATAAGCAGCAGATATTCGCACTTGTCGATAAACCCTTCCCACACCCTGGTGTGAACTTGGTCCCAGAACACGCCGGTGCCCATCGTGGGCCGGATATTTAACGGCATGAGGGCCTGCACCCAGGCGAACGTGTTGGCCGTAAAAGCCAAGCGAGGCATCGACAGGCATGCCTCAACACGAACGTCTACCTCGCTGTTGCCAACCGTGATTTTCATGAAGTCTCCAAAAGCGAAACGGCTGACAAGGCGTGTGCCCTGCCAGCCGTTCACTTTCGGTAATGTGTCAAGCGTCAGCCGCTGACCACGACGCCCACGCCGACCTCTGCAGCACCAACCGGGCCAACCTCGGCCTTGGTCAGCCGAGCGACCGAGCAGACCACGCTGGCCGCCTGGGGAGTCGCCTGCACCCGCAGGTAACGCCGCTTGCCCCGCATGTCCACGTTGAACCGGCACACGTTGCTGGCACTCGACAGCGACGTGGTCGGGATCGTGAACCCGCCGACGCCACCACCCACGTAGGAGGTGATGTTGGCATAGTTCGACGACACGTCCGTGTCGCTCTGCTGCAGGACCAAGGCCCGAGCCATGGCGTCGGTCGAAGCCGCATTGGCCTCAAGCACCACATCCACGCTGGCGTAATCATACCCCAGGGTGTCGATGACGTGGCTGAACGTCGCGCCGGTGGCGGTGTCCGCCGTGCCGATGCTGGCAACAGTCTTGGCGTTCTCGGAATGGTTCATTGCTCAAAGTCTCCGGGAGGGTCAGTTATCAGGTGTTGCCGACGAGAGCCACCATCGGGCCGGCCTCAGTGGCCGAGCCAACCGAGTGCCAGACCATGTCCGCCCTCGCAACTCCGAGGTAAAGCGTCTGGTCGAGCTCGACATACCGCTCGGTGCTGATCTTGGTGGCGAAGGCCGACCGGATGCCGTACATGCCGGCAAGGCTGGCGTCACCGAACAAAACCGACACCTTCTCGTCGAGCGAGCCCGACCGCGGAAGGACGTTAGAGATGACCACGGGGTAGCCAAGGAAGCTGAACCCGGTGCCGTTCTCAAAGCTCGGCCGGCCAGCCGCCGCCAGGTCAAGCCGCTGCATCGACTGGGCAAAGCCGGCGCTGGAGATGTACCAGCGGGGGCTCGTCACGTAGGTGGGAAGCAGGGCCACGACCGACAGGAAGTCGTTGACCGTCAGCTCCTCAAAGGAATCCTTGTTTGACGAGTTGGCCGGCTTGTAGTACGAGCCAGCCGCCGTCAGCACCTTGTTGGCGATGCCGTAGACGCCACCGTAAGCATTGGTGCCGTCACCGTTGACAGCCGCCTGGTCCAGCTTCTCGCCGATGGCGGTGGCAAACTCAGCGATCACCCAGTCACCAACGGCCGCGGCATCGGCCAGCAGCTCGTTGCTGACGCGGGTGCCAACCGTGAGCTTCTTGGCCACCAGCCGAATGTCGGTGGCAGACGGGTCGCTCGTGGTGATCTCGGAGCTTTCGCCGGTCCAGTTAGCCGACACGCCGGTCAGCCGCTTCACGGCCGTCACGGTGTCGCTCGGCATCTGAACGAGCTGCATGGCCGAGGGCCACACCGAGAACTCTTCGACAAGCCGCACGACCTGGCCGCTGGCGATCTCGGGGACGAACACACCGCCGGCCGAGTTGACCGACTCGCCAAGGGCCCGGCTCTCGACGCCGTGGTCCTGGCACCACCGCTTGGCATCGGCATCGCCGTGCACGTAGCCCTGGAGCCACTTGCCAAACGAGTAAGCGTCGCGGCGGCCCTGCTCATCGTTGCTAAACGCCTTGAGCCGGCCACGGTAGGACACAGCCTCAATGCGGGGAGCCTCGTCACGGACCACTTCGGGGGCCGGCTTGCAGCGGTCGGCGACCGCCCGCAGGGCCAGGGCCGAGTCGGCCACCTTCTGCTCAAACTCGATCTTGCCGGCCAGATCCTTGGCCTTGTCGGTCAGGCCCGACAGCTCGAGGTTGCGGGCGTCGATGTCCGACTTGTTGTCAGACTCGAGGGCCGAAAGCGTCTCAATGCGCTCGGCAACGTCGGCGGCTTCGGAACGAAGGGCGGAAAGGCGATCCATGGTCGGTGTCTCCAGAGGCGTGATTGCCGTCTGGGGTTCAACCTAGGAGCGCACCTGGGGGGCCTTGCAGTAACGCACTTCAGAATGTGTTGTTTTTACAAAGGCCACCGCGCGAGCGCCGCAGCGTGGGCATCGCATGTACCGCTGCCGCTCGTCTCCGACCGGCCGGCTGGACCGGGTGCGAAGGCGCTCACCGCATGTGCAGCGTGGTTGTTCGCTCATACGTTCCGCAGTCGCAGGAGAGCGGCCCACGCCTGGGCGACGCCTCGCAGGGCCAAACGCTCAGCAGGCGGGGCCGCCGGCTCTCCCGTTGTCTCTTGGGCCGCAAGCCACGCCTCGTAGCTCCGCTGGGCCACGGCCACAGAACTGGCCGGATACGCCGGCGTCAGCACGACCGACACGTCGGCCAGCAGGCTCACCTCTCGGATTTCCCGAATGGCCCCCTGGTCGTCGCTCGACCAGTTGGCACCCTTGCTCTCGTCTACGGCGAAGGCGAATGAGCTGCCCCGCAGATCCCGGCGGCGGATGAGGCTAAGAGTGTCCCGGCCCACCTGCGTATCGGGTGGCGTCACGGTGTACCGCAGGCCCTTCTCGTCACTGGACAGCTCGAGCGTGCCCGAGGATGTGCGCCCCAGGATGAGGTTGCTGTCGTGGTTGAGCAACGCCACCACGTCATGCTTGCCACGGGCGCGACGTAAAACTTTATCGAACGCACCCGGCCGGATGATTTCACGGAATGACGAGCCACCTTCCCGCAGCGGCAGGCTGAACTGGTTGTAGACGGCAGCGTATCCCGTAATGACCTGCGTCCCGTCGCCCCGCTTTTCAATGGTCAACTCGGCCTCGGGCACCTCGTCAAAATCCAGGCATCGTCGCTCAAGGTCCATTGCCGCTGTCTCCTACGGGTTGCGATTTGATTGGCTGGACGCCTTCATTGACGCCCGCAATGATGCTGTTGACTGTTTCCGCCGGGATCGTCGGGAACGCACCAGAGATCAACGCCTTTGCTCCCTCTGCGGTAAGCAGGCCAGCGGACAGGTTCGCCAGGATTTCAAGCAGTGAAGAAACCTGCGCACCGTTAAGCGCCTGCTGTTGCAGGTCGGCCACTGGGGCAATGTCACCAGCTGGCTCAGCCGCCTGCGAATCGGACGCGCCGTCTTCCTGGTCGTCCACGCTGTCAGACGGCGCGGCATCTTCAGCCGGCATCGGCTCTGGCTCGCCGGCTTTTTCAAGCGTCGTCATGTTCAGCGGCACAAAGTGCTGGTCGCCCTCTGGCCCGATGGGGTTGAGGTTCTCCAGCTCTCGCACCTCGTTTACGGTCATCCACCCGTTCTGCAGGGCCGACACGTAGTAGGCCGAGCGGCTGGCGTGGTCGCCACGAAGCAGGCCCGACACGCTGTGCTCGGCAAAGTACCGCTCGTCATCCTCAATGAGATCCCGAGCGATGGCGGATTCCCACCGCTTCAGATGCGGCAGCAGGCAGTGCTGCACAAACTCTGTGCCCTGCACTTCGATGTTGCTGTACGTCGAGCGCGTCAGGTCTTGGATCATGTGCGGCGGCACACGGAAGGCGCGGCAAATCTCAATGACCTGATACTGCCGCGTCTCAAGGTACTGGGCCGCCTCATTGCTGCCCGTAAGTTCGTGAGCCTTTACGCCGTTAGGAAGGATGGCCGTACGAAAGGCCCGGTCGGCCCCCCGGTGCATCCGCTCCCACTGCTCACGCAGCCGCTCGGCCGCCTCAATCGGGATCGGGTTATCAGACTCCAGCACGATGCCCGGCCGGGCCCCGTTGCCAAAGTACGTGCTGCCGTGCGTCTCCAACGCCTGGGCCAAACCGATGGCGTTGGCAAACGTCTTGTACGTGGGCACGGGCGTAAACCCGTCCTCAGTCGTGAACCTCAGGGCGAAGATCTGGTCCTGCCGGTAGATGGTGTAGCGGTTGCTGTCAGGCTCCCGGTACTTGTACCGAAGCGTCCCGTCCTCAAGCCGCTCAACTTCCATGCGGCTTGAGTGCAGCGGCCACAGCTCGGACACCGGGCCACGGTCGCCGCCACGGATCTCGGCGTAGCTTGCACCGTAGTGCAGGTAGAGCCCCGTCATCCAATCGCGAAACTCTTGGGCCGTCTGCCACGGGTTGGGCTGCGTGTGCAACAAGCGATACAGCGGGTTCTCTGTCACCTTCCGCTTGCCACCGTTGGCGAGCTTTTCGTACAGGTGCAGCGGCAGCGAGCTGACGGCGTCACTGATGACCCGAATGCAGGCCGTGTAGGCCGAGCACGCCATGCTGTTGTCGGCGTTGACCCGGATGCCAGACGGCGTCCGGTTGCTTGTATAGCCGTCGTAGTCCCAGTGGCGAAGGGTGTGCATCCGGTAGTCGGTCAGGTTGCTCATATAATCGTGATGTTCCAGTCAGGTTCCGGTGCCGGTGCCGTAGCCTTCTGCCACAAGCCAATTGCCATCACGAGCGAGACGATGCCGTCGATGCGCTCCGTGCTGCGTGCCTTGCTGGGCTTGATGTTTCCTGCCGCGCTGTCGGTCTGAATCGCCACGTTGCCGGCCTGCCACGTCAGCACCGGATGGCCGCCGTGCAAGACCTTGCCGCTCACGACCCAGTTTTCAAACTGCTTCGACGGGGCTGAGAGCGAGCCGTAACCTTGGCGGTATTGTTCCATGTGCAGGCCATCCCCTTGCAGTTGCAAGCCGAGCTGCGCGGAGTTCCACGGGTCCAGACCCACGCCACGAATCTGGTACTTCTTGGCCAGGTCGTTGATGTCGGCCCGCACCTTGTCGAAGTCGGTAACGTTGCCCTCGGTCATGTGCAGGTGGCCCTGCCGCTGCCACGTCAGATACGGCACCTTGTCACGCCGCTCGCGCTGGTGGGCGTTCTCCTCGGGTATCCAAAAGTGCGGCTCTACCCAGAAGGTGCCATCGTCCAGCGGGAACAGCAGCACAAAGGCGGTAGTGTCAAACGTGGTGGCCAAGTCCAGGCCAGCCCAGCACTCCCGGCCCTCGAGCGGCACCGGGCAGGGCGAGTTGCCCTGGGCCCAGTGGTCCATCCGTAGCCAGCGGGTGTCTTGCTCGGTCCACTGGTTGAGGTACAGCTGCCGGAAGGTGTTTTCGTATGCGGGCATCTCCACCGCCCTAGCACACTCGCTCCGCAGGAAGTCAATGTTGATGCTCACTCCCAAGTTGGGATTTGCGGCGGTCCACGTCGCTTCGTCCTTCCAGTCCGCCTTCGGGCCCGCGGCGTAGATGGCCGACAGAAACCGCTCATCCTTTACCGCCCCGGCCGCCACGCTCTCGGCGTACTTCCAGATTTCCCAGCAGATGCTCTTGCGGTCGTAGCCGGCCGTGGTGATGTAGACCATCAACGGCTGCGACCTGGCCCCCATGCTTGTGGCCATTACGTCCACCAGCTCGCGGTTGGGCTGAGCGTGTAGCTCGTCAAAGATAACGCCGCTCGGATTGAGCCCGTGCTGAATGCCAGCCTCGGCACTCAGGGCCTTGTACGTGGCGTGCGTCTTCTCGCACACGATGGCCGAGCGGTAGACCTTGAGGTGCTGCGACAACACGGGCGACTGCTCTACCGCAATGCGGGCCGTGTCGAACACGAGCCGGGCCTGGTCTCTCGAGGCGGCGCAGGAATACACCTCGCCGCCAGGCTCTGGCTCCATCAAGAGCTTGAGGGCCAGCCCGGCACACAGCGTGCTCTTGCCGTTCTTGCGAGGCACGGCCAAGAGCGAGGTGCGGATCTGCCGCTTGCCGTCACGCTCAGTAAACAACGCCCGCACGTAGTCGCGTTGCCACGGCTCGAGCAGAAACGGCTGGCCGCCCTTGTCACCCTTGGCGTGCGTAAAGAAGCGCTCAAAGAACTTGACCGCACGGCACGAGGCGCAGGTGCACTCAGCCGAACAGGATGGCGGCGTCTTCGTCGGTGGCCGTCGCTTGCTCAACTGCCGAGACCCTCGAAAGTGCCGACGCCGTCAAACCAAACTCGGACGCGAACTTAAGCAACTGGTTGCGGGCGTCACGCTTGCGAAGCCATGCCGGGTGATTACTCACCCTACCCTTGTCGTCCATGATGGTGGTTCCGTTGGCCTGGAGCTCACGGTCAGCCGTCACCATGTCGGCGAACGAATCGCAGTAGGCTGCCAGCGTCTGCTGGTGTCGAGGGCTCATGACCTTGGACGCTTCCAGCATTGGCGCGACCCGGTCCCACTCGGCCCGTGCAATCTCGCACATCCACGCCGGGGCTTGCGGGACGCCCGGCGGCGCGTCAATCCCGGACTTGTGCGGCCCCCTAATCCGCGAGCCGCGAATCTTAAGGATGGCCTTAGGCGTAGGCTTCCTGCCCTTAGGCATGATCAGTGTTCCCAAAGTTGCAATTTCGGCCCTGCGTACGGCGAAG